ACGACGCCGATCGCATCCCACGCCCATATGCCGACCGGGCCGGCGTTGTTGGTGGAGTTTTCGCCGCAATCCTCGGCGAGATTGCTTTCGACAAGCGCGCCCTCGGTCTGCGCGACAATGATCCCGGAACCGACATGGTTGGCCGCGTCCCGCTTGCCCTTGCAGCGACGGACGGTGTTGCCGGTGACGACGACATCCCGATGCGATGCGGGATAGGTGGCCAGCCCCCAAAAGTCCGCCTCCTCGGCCGCGACGATGATCCCGCCGGTATGGCCCCGGACATCGTTCCCGGTGCAATCCTCCACGATGTTGTTGGTGATCTGGAGTCCCGCCATCCCGGACGGATAATTGGCGACCGTCGCGAAGATGCCGTTCCGGCCATAGCCGCGCACCTCGCAACTATCGATCACCACGTCATCGACCTGAATGGCCTCGGCGTGGCTATTGATTGCCCGGATGCCGTGCGTGCCGTTGACGGTCGTGCCTGAGCCTTGCGCGATCAGCCGGCGGACCTCGGCGAAATCCGCATTGTCCAGCAGGACCGCCTCGGAATTGCCCGAGCTGATCGTGGCTTTACCGGTGCCATAGGAATTGTAGACGCAGCCGGGCCGAGCAAGCAGCGTTCCGGTGAAGGTGTCGCGGCCCCGGAAATAGAGCGTCTTGCCGGCCCTCGCGACGGCGTTTGCCATCTTGAGCGTCTTAAAAGGGCTGGCCTGCGTCCCGGCGCCGGTATCATCATTGCCGGCGGCCGAGAAATAGATCGCGGCGGGCAGCGAGTCGAAGTTCGGTTGCCAGATGATGTCTTCGCCGAGATAGACGCGCGCGACCTGACTGGCGCCGACCCGGAGATCGGCGATCTCAGCGCTGCCAAGGTTGATCACACCGGATTCCTCCTGCCGCTCGCCCAATTGATGAAGCGGTCAAACTCGCCGGGCTTCATGGTGGTGGTATCGACGATGACCACATCTCGAATAATGCAGTCGCAATATTGGGTGGGCGCCGCCAAGGCATCGGCGCCGATCCGGGTCCGCCCGGCCTCGGTGCGCAAAGCCAGCGTGTTGACGCCGGCAAACTCGTCCTCGATCGCCACGGTCGTATTCACATCGCCGAAAAAGGCGGTGACGGCATGGATGCCGGAAAAGTTCTGTGTGCCCTCATAGATCGGATAAGTCGAAAAGGTGTTGCCGATATCCGCCGCCGCGCGATTGACGCCCGCGACGACAAGGCGCTGGACCTTGCGTTGCGTGAAAGCGGTGTTGCCATAGGAAAAGAGAGTCTTCGGCACGGTCGCGCTGGCGGGCGAAAGCTGATCGCAGACGATCAACACCGCGCCTTCATCGCCCTCGATCGGCCAAGGCGACGTGCTCATCGAAAGATAAGTCTGACCGGCGGAGGAGAACTGGACGCCCGGCGATGCGGCAAAGCTGGTAGCCGAATAGACCGGCCGGCGAGCATCAGTGCCTTGCGCCATGGCATGGCCGGCGATCACATCGCGCCATTGCGAAACCTTGCCGCCGACAAGCGTCAGCGACGAGGCATCATCGGCGCGCCACCATGCCAAGGTCGAAAGCGACCCGAGCGGATAGGAGCCCGGCGGATAAACAATCTCATCGCCAAGATAGGCGCGGCTGATCAGATCGCTGCCCACGTGGAGGGCGGCGACCTTGCCGGTTCCGACATACATGGAGTGGGCCTAACCGACGATGATGTAGAGCGTGTTGGCGTCCTTGGTGCCGAGCGCATTGTATTGCGCCTGCGTCAGCTTGACAATTGTGGAGACGGCGGTGGACCCCACCCGCTCCATGCCCCACTGCCGGATTTGCGATTTTTCGGGATCATAGGGACCGGAAGACGGAACGCCGTCCACATTGAAATCGCGCCAGATTTCGTTTGCCGTAGCCATTCGATTTCTCCCTTATCAGATGATTGTTGCGGTCACCGGGCCGGATGCCGGCCCCTCGACCAGCGCCGCGTTTTCGGGGATCGCGTAGTAATTCCACACGCCCTGCGGCGCGCATGTGCCGGTTTCCGCGAAGATCACGGCGTCATCGATCGAGCCGCCGAAGTCGGTCGATGCGTCCACCTGGAACGTGGTGTTTCCGCTGGCGGCGGTCAGCTTGAGCAATTTCCGCTCATTGTCCCAAAGCCACTCGCCATCGACGGCGGTGCCGCCGGTCAAGCGCGTCTGAACCGCCCCGGCGTCGTAATCGAGCAGCGTGTAGGCGATGCGATAGACCGTGCCTGCCGCCAGCGTGACCGCCTGAGAAATGCCGCCATAGACGCCGAGCGCGTGTGATGCCTTGCCGTTGGCGATCACCCACCCGGCCGTCGTCGTCCAGCCCACGTCGCTGGAAAATCCCGGATTGGTGAGCAGATTGACGGGCGTCGCGTCGCCATCGGTCAGCGCTATCGTGTCGTTCAGCGCGGCGGATATGCGGGTAAGGAAATGCGTCGTCTTGTTCAGCGCTTGGCCAAACGGGACGCGGTAGATGGCGATGGTGTTGAGATTGCCATCCACGGTCGCCGTATCGAAATTGAGCGTGGCGCGGCCCAACCCGCCGACCGCTGTGAAGGAGTCGAGCGCCGCCGGATCGCCGCTTGGCGTGCCGAGCGCACTCACCGACCAATTGCCCTCCAAGCCGCGCTCGGTCACATAGCGAAGCTGGAATTCATATTCGACGTTCTCGGTTAGCGCCGGGGTCGTGAAGGTGGACGCGGTATTGGCCAGCACACCGGACTCCGTCCACGTGCTCTGGTTTGTCCGCTTCCAGCGCGCCTCAATATTGAGGATCGGCGACGGCGACGGCTCAAAGGAAAGCTCGGCGGCCATGCCGACGAAGGTCACTGTCGGCGGGTCGGGCACCGGGATTTCGTCGTCGGTCTCGGAATTCTCAGATACCGGCGCGTCGCCCTGTTCCTGATCCGGGTCCCATGAATAGGCGGTGGCCGGCATCGAGTGCACCTGAATGGTGACGCCGACCAGAAGCCCGCCCTCATCGATGACAAAGCGGAAATCGTCCACTTCGAAAACGGAGTTGATGCCGAGCAACGGATAATCGATCCGGACGAAGCGTTCGCCGAAGGCGGCGAGGCCGCGCAGGTTACATTGGAAGGTGGCAATCCATGCGGGATTCGCCCGCCACGCCGCCAATTTCATCAGCCGCCGCGCTTGGCTGTGGCTTGGCGCCATATTCAGCTGAATGTCCTGCTCGATCTCGCCCCGAAGGGATACGTCCTCGGCATCGACCCACGGATCGGCGTCGGCCGCCTGATAATCCTGCGACGGATCAAGAAACGTGGCGCGGACGGTGTTTGCGGTCGTCAGGATATCGCGGCCACGGCCAAGCTCGGAAAAGCCGGTGATTGAGTCGTTATCGAGGACCACCGCCGGCTCGGCCCACGTTCCGATATCCAGCGTCAGCCCGCCATCAGCAGTCGGCACCAACCGGCCATCGCAGGCGGCCAGCATGCGGCTCAGCACGTCGGCCGGCCGCTCGTCCATCTGGTAGGAGCCCCAAAGGCGATAGCGCGGCTCGGACAATCCGCCCTTGAGCGGGACCGTTTCCGCCGCCCGCGTAAAAGCCGCGCGCCAGCCCGCGTGGGCCTTGGCGGTGGCGACGAATTTCTCCGGGAGGCGCATGCCATCCTGATGCGTCATGTAATCCCGGATCACCGCAGCGGCGTTGTCGCTCCATGCGGTCGCGCCGGTAATCGGATTTTTGACCTTGGCGCCCCGGAAGACGAGGCGGACGGTGGTGTTGATGCCGTTCGGGAAATTGCGCAGGTAGTTTTTTTGCTCGACCGCGTATTGCGTCACGAAAACCGACGCCACGCCGTCGCCGCGATGCTCGGCCGTCCAGCTATCCGGGAAGACGGCGGCAAGCTCGTCGTAATAGGTCTCGGTGGTTTTGCCGAGGCGCGCGCGGAGCCGAACATTCGTCCCGGTCTTGCCGGTCACGGCATCGGGCGTGACCTGCTTATCATCAATCCAGTATTCCTCAATCGCATCAATTTCCCCCTGCCCGATCGCGAGGACCTTGTAGAAATGCCCGCCCTTGGCCTCGGCAAAGACCCATGTCCCGGAGGCTTTCGCCCGGCCGTAATGGCGGACCCTCGGCGCCGTCGCCTGCCGGAACGATTGCTGCACGTCCTCGGGCTTGGGTTGCTTCGGCCTGTTGAACGCGCTGACCAGATAAGACAGGCCGATGGACAGGCCGAGTTTCAGCAAGGCGGTGCCGATCGCGGTGGAGCCGATCGCCCCGAACAATCCGGCGACGGTGGAGGCGATCCCGGATACGGCGGCGCCGATCGCCCCAATGATGCCCACTACCGCCGCAGGCATTCGATCCTCCACGCCTTCCAGAGCCCGGCCGGTGCGACGCCGATCAGGCCGGACTCATCGCGGCAAATCCATACCGACCCCGCGAGGATCGCCACGCAAAGCCGGCCCTCATGGAAGACGAGCCCCACGTCGCCAATCCTTGGCTCGGCGGTTTTCTTGAAGCCAGCGGCGCGCATCACGCGATTGACGGCCACGGCAATGCTGCCGGGCTCGCGCAGCCATTCCAGAGCCTCGGCCTCGTCGCGGTGGCGGCGGCCGAAAAGGTCCATAGGGGAAAAGCCGGCGACGGCCTGCACCCAGCGATCGGCCATGGCGGCGCAATCGCTCTTGCCCCATGAAAACGGCACGGAAAGCTCGGCCGTGATGAATTCATCAACCGTCATCAGTAATCCGGGTAGCGGAATGATTTGTAGACGAGGCTGGCCGTGAACTGGAAAAAGCGGTCGCCAGGCGAGCGGTTCTGCTGGTCGCGATCCGTGTAGCGGCCGAAGGGCGGGCGCGATCGACCGAAGAAAGCATTCTCGGCCGTCAGCGTGATTGTCTGAACCGCGCCTTCAAGGTCGCGGACTTGGGTCCGGGAAATGCGGGGCGGCTGCATGTAGCCCCACCAGATCGGCGCCGGGACCCCGAACGGTTGCCAATCCTCGTTGAATAGCTGGATAAAAACAGTGACGGTCTGCTGATCGACCTCGGGGGTTTCATCAATCGCGACTTTCAGGAAATCGGCCGCCTGATTTGGCAGGCCGTTCAGCTGTAGCGTGATGGATTCGGAGACCGCCGAGGTGGGCATGGAAAGGCCGTCCACGATGCCATAGCCATACATCGGGAGCCATTTCCTACCGCCGGCTATAAGCTCGGTATTGCCATTCCAGACCCGTATCGTTTCCGATCGGAACGCCATCTCGACCAGCAAGTCGCAGCGCACAACGGCGCCGCTCATTGCCTCGATCTGGTCGGCACTGAAAAACGACGACATCAAACATCCTCGATGAAATTGACGGTGGGGAANCAGCCGATAAAGCCGCTCGCCGAGGGAGAAGATTTGGCCGGGCTGCATCTTGGCGCCGGCCGCAACGACATTGAACGTCGCCGAGACCGCGCGCGATGCGACGGCCGAGAGAAGGCGCACGTCATTGACCGAGCCCTGATAGCCGGTGCCATCGGTAAAGCGGGTATTGTCGGAATGCGCCACCGGGTTCCAGAGACCGAGCGCCTCGGCATTGGGCGGCTCCGGCTGATACCAGTGCGAAAGCGGGACGAGGATCGGCTGAATACGACCCTCAAGCGTCGCCGCGATCGCCCGCCATGTCAGTACCGCATTGCCATTGACAACCGGGATGCCGCCGAGGGCGACTTTCCAGAGGCCAGCGTCGGACGCGACGACTTGCTGGACCCCGGACACGGCGGCCGGGGCGGCCATGGATCGCGGGGCGATATCGGCGACAATCTCGCGCGGCGGCAAGATATCGAGCGGCCAACGTAGCGTCATGATCACATTGACCGCGATTGCGCGTTGGCGATCAGCTGCGGCATGCTGGACTTGACTTGCCGCACGGCCATTGCCGCGCCCGTCTGCGCCGCCTTGGAGCCCATGTCGGTCACATAGGCGCGAATTCTGCCGTCATCATCGACAGTCACGCCGACCTGGACCGCGACCGGGGCACCGTGCCGCGTCTCCTGCCCCGGCTTGGTGACGCTGACGCGCTCATTCGGCGAGGCGCGGAAGGCGACAATCTGGCTATCGGCGCCGCCGGCCCCGCCGACCTTGAACGAGCCGCCATTGGCAAAGCCGAGCAGGCTCCCGAGAAAGCCAAAGATTCCGCCGCCGCCGCCACCGCCTACAGAGCGAAGGCCGGCCCATGGATCGCTGCCGCCTCCCATTCCGCCGCCGAACAGCGTTTGGAAGGCTTGGTTCATCAGCATTTGCGCCAGCTGGCCGAGAAGGTCTTTCAAAACGTCCTTGACCTTCTTGGAGCCGTCTATAAGGCCCTGGAACGCGCTGGTAAGCATCCCGGAAATCGTGCCGCCGATCTGCTGCACGCCATTGAAGGCGCCTGTGATCGCCCCGGCGGATTCTTGCGCGGCGCTCAATGCCAAAGGCTGGTTGGCCATGATGCCATTGGCGAGGCCCTGAATGACGTAGCCGCCGATTTCATGCATGACGCGCGACGGCGAGTGCGTCTGGAGCGGGTTTTTGATGAAATTGATGACGCCATGGCCGATCGAGGAAAGGCCGCCTTTGACGGCGTTCCACCTTTGCTGAATGCCGTTATAGAGGCCATCAATAATATCTGTGCCGATCGCGGCCATTTGGCCGGGGATCGCTTTGAAGGCGGCGACGATTTCGTGCCCGAACGCGGCGAGGCCGGCCTTGACCACCTCCCACCGTGCTTTGATGGCATTCCAGAGCCCATCAATGATCTGCCCGCCGACTTCCGCCATGCGCGCGGGCAGCGCCATGAAGGCCGCAATGACCTCCTGCCCGAACGACTGCATCGCGGCGACAAGCTGATTGCGCTTCTCGATGATGCGGTTCCAAGCCGCCTCGAATTCCGCCCACGCGCCCGTCACCAGCGCAGTAATGTCCTGCCCGAGCTTTCCGATTGCCATCCCGAGTTCAGCGACGCCCGCGCCGAATTCCACCATCTTGACGGCGAAGTTGGCGATTGCCGGGGCGTTCTGGACGAGCCATTCGGAGAAGGCCACCATATGCGGCAGGAGTTGGGTCGCCACCCGCGCCGCGAGATTGCCGATGACGCCGGTCAGCCGCGAGATATTGTCATTGAAGGCCTCGGCGTTGGCGCCCATTTCCTTCGTGAAAACCTGCCCGAAGGAATCGGCCTCGGCCATCATCTGGCTCAAGGCCGCCGAGCCGCCATTCAGCAGCGGGATCATTTCGGCGCCGGATTTGCCAAGCAGCTTCATCGCCAGCGCCGTTTTTTCCGCGGCATCAGGCATGGCCGCGAATTTGTCGGACAGCTGGACGAGGATATCTTGCGACGACCGCATCGAGCCGTCAGCGTTGGTCAATTCAATGCCGAGCTTCTGGAAGGCCGCCGCGACCTCGCTGGTGGGCTTGGCCAGCGCGTCCGTCATATTAACGGAGAGCTTGCGAACCCCGGTGGCAAGCGTCTGCATCGAGACGCCCGATAGATCGGCGACGTATTTCAGCCGCGATAGCTCCTCGATCGGAATGCCGATCTTCTGAGCCATTTTCGACATGTCGTCGGCGGCGTCGATCGCGCCCTTTACCGAGACGCCGAAAGCGGCCAAGCCGGCGGCGGCTGCTGCGGCGCCAGCTATGAGCCCAGTCTTTGCCATCGAGCCGAAGCGCGACAGCCCGGACTGCGCCTTTTTCAATCCATCCTGAAAGGCGGCGCTATCGAGTCCGAGGTTAACCCGGAGGGCGCCGATGACCGCTGATGTCATGATTTTTCCTCTGCCTTGAGGCGAGCCACGTGCGCGCCACCGCCTCGATTTCCTCGGGCGACATGCGGCGCTTGCCGGCGGGCGCGCCGTGGAGAAGCGTTTTCAGTTTCGGGAGTCGGGTCTGGCGGGCGAGCGCCTCGATATGCCAAGCCAGCCACGCCCGCTCGTTATGCTGGCGTTTCAGGCGATTAGCGCAGCCCTCAAGGATGACGGTGATTTCCCGGACGGTAAGCCGCCAGAACCGCGCGGGGTCCTGACCGCTTTCGACCCATGTCCGCAACAGATCGACCGGATTCAGGCCGCCCGCCCCGGTTTCCGCGCCGGGGCTTTCCGAGGGTTTGCGTTGTCCGCCGCCTCCGGGAAGGCAAGCTGAAAGGCGCGGCCAATCGCCTCCATAACCGCCGGCATGCCGGCCTCGCTGGCGATGGCGCCCGCCTCTTTCAGATCGACTTCCTCATGATAGTCGCGCAGCGCCGCCCAGATCAGCGCGCGGACGGTCGTCATGCGGATGTCCTCGGGCTTGTTGAGGGTGGCGGCGATCTGCGGGACCGGCTGGCCGAGAAGCTCCTCAAGCTCGCAAATCGCGTTGATCGAGAACGATAGGGTATAGGCCCGGTCGCCGACGTTGAACGCGACGGAGCCACGGTGTGGATTTGCCATGATCAGGGTGCCTCATCCCAAGTTTCGGCCCCGGATACCGCCACGGTCACGGTCGCGGTCATCTTGTCATCGACCGGGATTTCTTTCTCGTAGCCGGTGATGACCGCGTTATAGGTGACGCGGTGGCCATTCGGGAAAGTGATGCGGTGCTGGACCGAGGCGCCGCTATCGAGGAGGCCCCTGATCAGCACGTCACTTGCGCTGCCGGGTACGAAATTCATCTCGAAAGATGCCTCGCCGTTGTCGATCAGGCCGGCGATATATTCGCGGCGCCGGTTCGGGCTTTGCATATGCGTGGCGTCGATGCGATCGACCTCGGCGGCGCCGGGCGTGACGGAATTGACCTCCGCGACAAACGCGAAGGCGGGAGTGGTAAGGCTGGCATCCCAAATCTCATAGGTAGTGGACCAGCCGATTGCAGCGGCAGTAACCATGACGGCGCTCCTTGGGGGTGGGTTAGGCGGAGTGAATGACCGTGAATTCCACGGCGATCGCGAACAGCGGCGTGACCTCGCCGGGGTCGGAGGCGGTCACATCCCGACCGGCGTCCTCGATGAAAATTCCCTGAATGATCCCGGCGCTATGGCCCTCTACGGCGGCGATCAGGGCGCGGGCCGTCTGCTTTGCGGACGTGAAAGTGTCGCTGTAGCAATTCGCCTGAATGCGCGATGAGATCAGGTCGCGGCCCTGATAGTGGTAGGAGGGCACGCCATCGATGCGGAAAAGCACGACATAGGGGCGCGGCATGGCCGAGCCGTCCGCCTGCTTTTGGGGCGCGCGCGTCCAGAACCGCCGCCCGCCTGCCACGCCGGACAGGAGCGCCGTAATCGCTTCTTCCATTTCGGATTTAGCCCTTTGCCGCCAGCCTTGCCGCCTTACGCGCAAGCCGCTGCGCCGCCTTGGTGATCTGGACGGCGAGTTCGTCCTTGATGGTATCGAGGACCTGATTTTTGCCGGCATCCCAAGCCGGGCGCGCAAAAGGCTGCGGCCCATGGCGCGAGGTGCCGAATTCTTGCAGATGCGCGTGCGGCACCGGCCCGGCGCCGACGAAAACCTCGGCGCTCGCCTTATCGTTCTTGAATTCCTTGCGGTGCAGTTTCGCCTGCCGCTTGGACAGCTTTGTTCCGACGCCTATGGAGCTTCGCAGATCGTTGCCGCCGGTTTGCGGATCGTCGGGCGCCTTGGCGCGCATATCATCGGCCAGCGGCTCGCCGGCCTTTATCAGCGTTCGGCGCAGAACCGCCTTGCCGGTGGCTTTCGGCAATTCGGCCAGGGCTTGGTCCAGCTGCTTCAACCCTTCGATCGAGACCCGAAAGCCAGCCATCAACCCAAATCCTTTACGGCGGTGATTTCGAGGAAGCGCGTATTGTCGCGGAGTTGCTTCATCTCTTTGATGTTCCAATGCGCGCCGTCATAGGAGATGCGATCGGTGGGCTTGATGCCATCGACAAGCGCGTCGCGGCGGATCGCAAAACGCGCCATCAGAAAGGCGCCGACTTGCCCGGCCGCCTCTTTCTCGCCCGACCCGGAATCCTCGCGCCGGGCGCGGCGGCTGATATAGGGCGCCCACGTCTCAACCGGCTCGTTGAATTCATTGTTGATATAGCTGGCGCGCTCGACGGTGATCTTTTCGCGCAGATCGCCGGCCGCGATAGTCATCAGGCGATCCCCGGCCGGCGATATTTGCGGATGAGGTTTGCCTCTATCCGTTCAAGGTTCTGGCCGTTGTTCGATGCGGCCTCGTCATATTGCAATTGCACGCGGACGATGACGGCGGTCTTGATGTCAGCCGGGACGGTCTCATAGCCGGTGGCGAATTCGATCGACGCTCCCGCGACCTCATAAAGATAGTTCGGCAATTCATAGGAGTCGTGGAAGCGGAGATAAGACCGGCCGGCGGCGTCGGTTAGGAGCGCATAATTGGTGTCGCCGATGGTCGACTCCGCGCCGTCCTCATCCTTCCAAGTCACGGTGACGATATCGCCGACCGGGCGCAGCGGCAGAAGCAATTTCTGCTCGACCCGATCGAAATCCTGCCGCCATGTTTGCTCGGAAAGGATAACGCCGCCGAGGATGCCATCAGGCCCTTCATAATGTGCAACAGCTGCCGCAATTTCATCTTGAAGCCGGCCGTCGTCCTCGTTGTGCTCGACATGGAGGGCTTTCTTGACATCGGCGAGACCGACGGGCGGCCCGGCCGGCGGGGTGACGCGAACCGGGCGATGCTTTGGAATGAGCATGCTCATGCACCCTTATTCTTCGGGGCGGCGCCTTCGGCCTTGTTTGCCGGGGCGCCGGGTTCAGCTTTTCCCTTTTCCGGCTTCGGCGCTTTTTCTTTTTGCAGGACGCCGTTCCTGATCAGATGCGCGACCTCGCTTTCTGCCGCTTGGCGGGTATCGCCCGGCAAATACATACGGTCGCCAAGATGCTGCCGCTTCACGGTGAACTCGGCCATGGTGGTTGCTCCCTTTCAAGACAAGGAAAAGGGCGGCCCCGAAAGGCTGCCCCCTGATCGATCAGGCTACATAGCCAAGGTCGCCGTAAATGAACGCTTCCGGCCGATAGACGGCCAGCGCGAGGCGTTCCTCGGCGAGGATCGTGACGAGGTTCTTGATGAAGTCGTCATTGACGAATCCAGCCTCGACGCGAGCGTCCCAGCGATCGAAAAGCTGTGCCCCGAGCCGGAACGCGCCGGTCAGGAACTTGTCAACCGCGATTGCCTGCGTGGCGACGACCGGGAGGCCCCAAAGAGTCGGGCCGATCATCCCCTGCGGATTGCCGATGATGTACCGGCCGGTCGTGTCCTTTTCCAACTCGATGCGCGCCCAATCCGTCGGGTGCATGACATGGCCGGTGGCCGGATATTCGGCCAGCGCCGCCTGCAATTGAGCGAGCCGCAGCGTATCGATCGCGGTTGGCGCATCGGGCGTGAACGCGGCGGCATAGGCGGTAGCCTGCGGGATGATCCCATGCAGGTTTTGGCCGGTGCCATCGCCGTTCAACAGCTGGCCTTCCTCGACATAGGCGAGGCCATACAGGAGGCGCTGGTCGATGATCGAACGAAGCTGCGAGAAGTCGTCCAGAATCTGACGGCTCGCCTTCATCCAGTGGGCAATGACCTTCGCCGAGGTCGTGACCAGATCGAATTTCAGGTCCGACTCCGGCTTGGCCGC